CCGGCGGGAACACCTACACCCTCACCGAGACGACGCACCTGCCCGCGGTCGGCGTCATCGTCCGCTGGCGGACGGGGACGACGAGCGACGTGCTCCTCTTCTCGGCCGCGGACATGGCCGCCGCGAAGCACGCGGGCGACGCGAAGCGGTCCGAGCTCTTCGGGGTGGTCTCGACCCTGGCGCTCCGCGGCATCACCGCCAAGGACCTCGCGAAGCGCACCATGCGCGGGTGGGGCAAGATCACGCGCGTGTGGGCGAAGCCGGGCGGCTACCACGTGGGCCACAACACGGGATCGCAGAACGTCAACCTGGAGATCGCGACGACCAACCTCACGGGCGGCGTCCTCGCGCTCAAGTACACGTCGATCGACGTCTCCAGCGACCTCGCCAACAACATCTCGGGAACCGCGGTCACCGCCGCGAACGAGTTCAACGACGGCGACATCGTCTCCGTGGAGCAGGCGACGGGCGGCAAGGCGTTCACCGCGACGGCGCCGATCAACTTCGAGGTCTGGGGCGACGTCACCTACTACGGCTCCGACGTCTAGGAGGGTCTGACACATGCCTCCGGCCATGATGAACGTTTTCGCGGGCGACGCCCTCCAAAGGGGTATCAAGAACACGTTCGGGCACACGTGGAAGCGGCGCTACGAGCAGAGCGACAAGCGAGTCAAGGTGCTCTGCGAGTCGGTGCCGAGCGACAAGTACAAGGAGCTCTACGCCTACCCCGAGACGCCGCCCTACGCGCGGCGCCGGCCGTACGGGCAGGGCATCGCGGTCGCGTCGTTCCGCTTCCGGTCGTACGAGGTGGAGAACCTCGCCTGGGGGGTCGGCGTCACGTACGACGAGGCCGACGCGATCTTCGACCAGACCGACCTCCTCATCTCGCAGGCCCGGGGGGCGGGCGAGTCGTTCGGCTCGATCAAGGAGCGCGTCACGTTCCAGATCCTCACGGGCGCGTCAGACCCGCTTCTTCTCCCGGCGATCCCGAACGCGCCGGACGGCGCCGCGATGTTCTCGGCGACGGACGGGGCCTCGGCCGACCGGTTCGGGGTCTCGGGCGGGAACCTGCTCACGGGCTCGGGCATCGGCTCGGGCGCGGCCGTGCGGTCGGACTTCTTCTCGGCGATCGAGCGGTTCCACCTCTTCCAGGATCCTGAGGGCCAGCCCGCGCTCGACGCCGGGCTCCTCGATCAGGGCGTGACCGTTTACTTCGGCGCGACCAACCTGGAGGTCTTCGCCGAGGCGTTCCTCCAGGCGCGGACCGCGCTCGCGTCGGCGGGCGCGCCGTCCAACGCCGCGGTGACCAACCTCCTCGGCGACGCGGGCTACAAGATCGCGCTCGTCCCCACGCAGCGGATCACGGACAACGATTGGTTCGTGGTACTCGACGCCGCGGACCCGAAGCCGATCGTCGAGCAGGTCGTCGTCCCGGTCCTGGAGTCGCCGCAGCTCGCGGAGAACTCCGACCTCGGGCGTATCTCGCGGCAGTTCGGGTGGTTCTGGGCGACGTACCGTGGTTACGGCGTGAACCTCCCGCTCTTTGCGGTCAAGGTCAACAACTAGCGGCCATAGGAGACGAGCCCCATGGCGAGGTTCATCGGCTTCATTCCTCAGGACGCGGTGCCGTTCTTCGGCGCCAACACCACGGACATCACGGACACGACGGCGCAGACGATCAAGGCGGCGCCGACGGACACCGCACAGGCGTACTACATCACGAGCATCAGCTACCTAAACCGGACGGAGGCTGAGGTGCCCTTCGTGCGGATCAAGGACACGAGCGGCACGGCGCTCCTTCTCGACGTGGCGAACCTCAAGACGCCGAACGGGTCGGTGCAGCATTCCTTCTGGCCGCCGATCAAGGTGACGACCGGGAAGGGGATCACGGGCGAGGCGTCCACGACGGTCGGGGACGTCGAGGTCGTCGTCAACGGCTTCCTCGGCACCCCGTAAAGGAGACGAGCCATGGCGGTCAAGGAAATGCGGGGCGGCGGGACCAGGGTCGAGAAGGAGCCGGAGGACGCGACGGCGCGCACCCTCGCGCCGGTCGGCGTGGCGGTCGAGGAGACCGGCGAAGGGCCCGTCGGGACGCGGCTGTACTGGATGGGTACGCTCGACCAGTGCCCGTATCAGAATCTCGAGCTCGCGGGGCACTCTTTTCCGCGACGCACGCAGCGGGTGTGGTACGCCGAGGGCGAGCGCACGCCGAACAAGGTCGAACGCCGCGGGTCGCGCGAGTGGCTGTCCGACACGGACGTGCAGCAGATCAAGGCGGCCGGGGAGCGGAACTTCCTGCGGCAAGTCGGGGGCCGTGGCGTCAAGATGGGCCCACGCGAGAAGCGGACGAGACTCCTTTCTGACCGGGTACTTGGGAGCTACGTCTACTGCCTGCCGGTCGAAGAGGCCGCGCGACTCCTCGGCCCCAACTGGCAGGATTCCGGGACGCCTCCGCCTCTCCTCGTGGCGATGTAGCCGCGGGGGACTTGCGCCGTGGCGACCCCTACCCGGGCGGAGCTAGAGACCCAGCCCAAGGCGCTCGCGGACCTTTGGGACGAGAGCCGCAAGTTCGCCGCGGTCAACACGACGGGCGGGACGAGCAACTGGATCGCGCTCGAGGACACGCTCGTCCAGGCGTCCGAGGGGGACTACCAGGACCAGGTCCTCGCGCGCGTCTCGGCGCTCCGGTCGAACCTCTCGAACCTGCGGAACGGCTTCGCGGCCGCGCTCTACTGGCACCTGCGGGAGTGGGGGCGGTTCCTCAACGTCCCGGAGACGGACCTCGCGGGGCTAGTCGAGAGGCTTTACGACGACTTCATCGACAACGCGAAGCGGGTCAAGACGCGGACGTTCACGCGGGCAACGCCGACCGCGCACGCCTCGAACGCGGGCAACGGGACGATCCAGCGGCTCACGGTGGACGACCAGGGCCTGGCGCTGGAGGGGGACCTCGCCGCGGAGCCGTGGGTCGCCGAGTGCGTGCGGGACGCGCAGACCGGGGCGACGCAACGGGGGCAGGAGGTGTTCCAGTTCCGGGGCTCCGACCGGGCGAAGGACGGCCTGGAGATCCTCGGCAGCGGCATCCTGCGGGAGCTCGCGGCGGTGCACCCGCGGGACTCGCTCGTCCTCAACGCGAGCTTCGACGCCTTCGGCGGGACGGCGACCGCGCCGACGTCGATCACGAACTGGTCGTCAAGTGTGACGGTGAACTCGGCGAACTTCACGCTCAACGCGGCGAACGTCTACCTCCCGGCGCGGAACGCCGCGACGACGGTCTACAGCCTCGCCAACCGTGCGAGCAACACGCTCGCGCAGCGGCTCGACGTATCGAACCGGCGGCTCGACCCGAAGGCCCCCTACTACCTCCAGATCGCGTGGAACCGCGCGGTCGGGTCCTTCTCCGGTTCGCTCACGCTCCGGCTCGGGCAGACCTCCGCGAGCGTGACGATCACGAGCCAGGCCGGCTGGAACGTGCTCCGCCTCGTCGCCGATCGGAACCTGTGGTTCTCGCGCTTCAACGCGAACACCCCGGACGTGCGGCTGGTCGTGACGCGCAACGCGGGCTACCTCCTCCTGGACGACGTGATCTTCGTCCCGTGGAGCGGGGTCGGGGGGACCTACTTCGTGGTCGCGCCGGGGAGCACGCCCTTCGTGGCGGGCTCGCGGAACCTGCGCGACGGCGACCGCTTCAACTGGACCGACACCGGGACCGAGGCAGTTATCCAGCGGTTCTTCGCCCACAACCCCGGCGGCCGGTACCTGCCGCACTCGGCGACCCCGACCGTCACGGATCCGTGACCCGTGGCGCTCATCGACCGGGTCAAGGCGCGCCTCCCGGCGGAGCTGCTGCGGCAGCTCACGCAGAAGGATGACCGGCAGCCAGCGACGATCGACGACACGGTCCTCGGCCTCGCGATCGACGACGTGGGGGCCGACTTCAAGGTCTACGCGGGCGTGGCGTACGACGACGCGGACGCGCGGCATGTAGTCTTCGCCGTGCGGGGGGTGCTCCTCTGCCTGCGGCTGAACCAGGGGCGGACGGAGGGGGCCTACGAGCGGTTCGCCGACTGGCAGCGGTCGCTCGACGAGCACCTGCGGCTCGTGACGGGCAACGACCGGATCTCGCCGAAGAGCTCCAGCGCGCTCACGCCGTCCGATGAGGCCTCGGCCGGCGAGATCGTGCGGCCGTACTTCGACGAGCGGGTCATCGACGACGTGGTCCCGCGGCAGCGCGATTCGGACGACATCGCGAGCGACATCCCGTGAAGGACGCGCGCCAGGTCGAGTTCAAGCGGGCCGCGAAGAACCCCGAGGGGCTCCTCAAGGCCGTGGGCCTCGTCGCGGTACGCCAAGCGCAGAACGCCTTCAAGGAGCAGGGGTTCGAGGGCGGGACCTGGCCCGAGGCGTACGAGGGCCGCGAGCCCCGGGTGCGCGTCGCGAATCTCGTGGGCTCGCTCCTCGCAGGGGCGAAGCCGCCGGATCGCGTGCTCCAAGGGCGGCCGGCGGGACAGTATTCGAACGCGCTCGTCAAGTCGCTCAACTTCCGCGTCGTGTCGAGCTCGCCGGATGGGGGCACGGTCGAGGCAGGGAGCTGGGAGGACCACGCGAATCATTTCCAGCGGGGCGGGCGGTCCTCGCAGCCGGTGACGCCGGCCGTCAAGGCCGGGCTGAAGAAGTGGCTCGACAAGCAGGATCCCAAGAATGTCCGGGCGGCCCGCAAGCGGGTACACGCGCTCAAGGCGGCTGAGGCCAAGCTGCGGGACGAGCGCGCGAAGAAGGTCGTTGCCGCGCGTGCGCGTATCCGGGGCGACGGCTCGGCCGGCGCGAAGTCCGAGCGGCGCGCGATCGCCACGGTGGCCGAGAACATCGACGCGCAGATCGAGGGCTTGCGGCACGAACGTCGCGCGGCACGACGCCGAGTCAAGGAAGAGAAGTCTCCGCTTCGCGCGGCGCTTGGCTTCCTCTTCGGGATCGACGAGCTGACGACCAACGCGCGGGGCCGGCAGTTCATCGGCGTGACGAAGAAGCTCGAGGAGACCGTCGCGCGGGAGATCGAGGGCTACTTCGCCCGCGGGGGGGCGTAACGCGTGGCCACCGCCAACCCGCGGAACGTCGTCTACGCCTTCGGGCGGCTGTGCGTCGCGCCGACGAACCTGGCCGCGGCGTTTCCGCACGGCGGCACCGCGCTCGGGATGGCGGCCGAGGTGACCTTCCGGCCGACGCAGGAACGCTTCGAGGTCCGCGCCGAGGAGTTCGGCGGCGAGGTCGTCGAGGTCCTCGTCGGTCGCGAGGACGCGCTCCTC